TCCTGCTGGAGATGGCGTAAACAATAACGCCTCTTTAGCGGCAAGAAACCGATACGGATTCAAAAAATTGACAAACCCGGCAAATAAACATACGATGAGTAGTGTCGTAAACACCGCCCAATTATTTTCCATAACATCCCAGGAAACAAAACCTATTAATAAAATAACCGACAATACAATAACCGGAAGATAGTTTAATAGTGTTTTTATGTGTAATGCTTCTTCTAACGGCGCTGTCGGCGACGCCGGTGACGCCGGATTCATATCTTTTGTAATATTATAATTATAACGACACCCAGTTATAATTATAAGATATATTAATGCGGCCGTCACATCGCGTTTCGCGAACCGGAACCTACAAGAACGACATCGCCGTCTTTTTTCCGTGGCAATCCCGACATAAAGCGACTAAATTATCCACGTGGTTGGACCCGCCGTGTTCTAAAGCAATGACATGGTCTACTTCAAACCACGCGGGCAATTGACGCTGACAGTCTCCGCATTTCCATCCCTGCTGTGCTGCGACATACTTCTTCTTGGTTTCACTGACACTGCGCTTGCTAGAATTCTTGCCGGAATTGAGGATACGGCGCTCACTGGCGCTGCCGCCCGGGGTTCCGCCCCCGAACGACGGCTGTGCAACGTGTGGCGCAGTTCTTGCCCCCATCGCGCTACTCATCGCGCGGCCAATCGCACTGCCACACGCTCCGCTCGTTTGACCGCCGTCGTTGGGGGGCGGACCCCCCCCGGTCATATCAAAAAACGGTGTTATCATATCTGCTGTCCCCTTGCTTATCGGCATATACTTAATGATATCATTGGCGTGATACATCAACTGCCTAGAGTTTTCCGGATTACGGCGTAGAAAGAGGAAGAGCGAGAGACCCGCGAACGCAAACATCGCCATCTTCATCCATTTTTGATTGCTCTGAAACATTTTCGTCAGATGCCCGTCATAGTATGTGTTTACAATAAGGAATGCTGCTACAAGAAAAACGATATACTCGGCTTTTACCATTGTGTATGTGCGGTTATATATAGCAGCGAATAATATCGTCGGACTTCACCGATTATTGCCGTCTTCACCGATTATGGTCCGCTCAACTACGGCATAACCGTCTTCACCGATTATGGTAATAATACGCCGCATATCCCAGCCCCGCCATCACCAATAGATAGACCAACTTCTCCCGGTATTTCAGCTCCTCCAAGATTTGTATCGGTTTCGGGCGATAGTGTAAGTAGTATCTCTCAAGCGCTTCGTGTAGCGACATCTCGTCCTTCATAAGGAGCACATTATACCGATTGTGGATGAAGTGGACCCACTTGATAAACGCATCGCGGCTATCTAAATAAGGCGTAATCGGGTATTTATCCAACATCCGCGCAAATTCCGACGACATTTCGGGGTCCGGGATAAGCATCGGGAAGTTCTGGATGAAGTCGTAGTATTTCTTACGCGTGACATCATTGACATGGTCGGGGTAATTCACCGCCGCAGTCATTAACACAAACCAGTATTGCGGACCCCATATCCTGGCGTCCAATTTTAGCATTACTACAATGAAATGACATAAAAACAATAACATAATTACGATAAGCGTATTGTAATAGAACCTGAAATCCAAATGTCGGCGGCCAAAGAACCCGAAGCCGAAGCCGAAGCAGCCGAGGCCGTAAAACTAAATAATCCTAAATCAGCACTATCGTATTTGGAAATTAGCCAAATACGGAATCATAAACACGCGCCGGTAGCACCAGCCGCGGCGGTGGCGGCGTCCGCAGCGTCGGCGGCGTCCACGTCCACCGCGGATAAATATTTCTGTAATAACTGTAACCGAAACAATCACGTATATAACAACTGCCGCGCACCAATCACAAGTATTGGCGTCATCGCATTCCGATGTGGTGAAACCGGCCCCGAGTTCCTTATGATACGCCGCCGCGATTCATTCGGATTCGTGGATTTCATCCGCGGCAAATATTCGCTCAATGACGAAGCGTATATCCAGCGCATCATCGACGAAATGACGATGGCCGAGAAGTCGAATCTGATGCGACTTACATTCGACCAGTTATGGCGTCTGTTATGGGGCGAGTATACGCGCGGGAGTCAGTATAAAAATGAAGAGCACGTATCGTTTGAGAAGTATCGCCAGGTGCTTGGGGGGATACGCACGAAGGACGGGCGCATTAAAACCCTCCAACAGTTCATTGATGAATCCACAACGCGATGGATGGAGACGGAGTGGGGGTTTCCGAAAGGCCGGCGGAACTATAATGAAAAGGACCTGCCGTGCGCATTGAGAGAGTGTCTGGAAGAGACGGGGTATGACATCACCGCCAACAATGTCATACAGAATATCGCGCCATTTGAAGAGATATTTATGGGGTCGGATATGAAGTGTTATAAACAGAAGTATTTCCTCGCGATGGTGGATTTAGATAAGAAACCGAACAAAGCACACGACATTATGGAGGTAGGACTTATGAAATGGATGTCGTTTGAAGAGTGTATTCTCGCAGTGCGACCTTACAATTTAGAAAAAATCGGGATTGTGCGTAAAATCAATAACATATTGTCCCGCTATAGAATATTCTGAGATTTATCGTTCCCTTTTATTTCGTGTAGATATATAAAGGAACACGGGGGTATAATACTACATACCTAGAAATAGAAATAAAAATGGAACAGGAACAAGAACAAGAAAATGTGCCAATGGAATTGTCTGTGGCGTCGGTTGCGGCTGCTGCGCTTGCGGTGATGCCAGGGCCGGC